TATTCTCATAACCTGTGGAGAATCGAATACTATTCCATGTAATTCCGCTATATGCAGGATTTGCACTAGAAAGTTCTTCCCAAGAAAGAGGAGTTCTATTAAGGTTAGGTCTTTGATTTTTATCTATTTTATGGTATATCCATGTCCAAACAGGAGGCAGAACAGGGTAGTTATCTATACCATCGATGAAATCTCTCGTATTTTCGATACATTTATATAGTTTGAATATTTCACGATTGACTGTTTCGTAACTAACCAATTCATTTATTCCAAGGTTTGCCCCACTACATTCAGTAGTATATGTTGCGGCAGATAAGGTGGAATATAAGAAAACATCGTCATTGTCGAAAAATTTCAACACTTGAGAAGTTAACGAATCATTAAGAGTCGATAATATTCCGCCAAGTCTATCAATACTATCGTTTATGATAAACGAAGACACTGGTTCATTGGGATGGATTCTATAGGAGATATCCGTATTTTCGAATGTTTCTAATGATGTTATCTTTTCGTAATTTAACGGGTCGAACATCTTAATGATTATATTGTTGCTCAACACGAAAAGCTCTTTACCTTGAATGACCACATTCCTAATATCTGTCATAGGAATATCTTGAATCGTGTTGATAAATGTCCCATTTTCAGAGAAAACATTAATTCTATCAGTGGATGCAATATAGATTTTATTCTGCTCGACATCGTATGCTATATTCGTTCCTACTGCACCTTGGAAAACTTCTGTTTCGATCAGATTTTCAAATCTATGGACTTCACCGTTCGATGTCAATACGAAAAGAGTATCATCAAAACCCGCAATAGCCAAAGGATCGGCGATTTGTATGTTGTTTGTCCAATTTAAGAATTTATTGTAGACCTTGATGTTATCACTATCATTATCAACAACATATATGGTTTCGTTCAAGACGATCATATCGGTCGGTTTATTGAGTTTGGTTCGGCTGTTTTTGGAACCTATTCCTCCCCAATAATGGCTCAATGTGAAACTGTAATCGGATTCATCCAAAGAACATACATAGATGCTATTCTTTGCCTCATCGAGAACGATGATTCTATCCCCTAAAATCTGGATTCTTGTAGGGTTAACGATTTGTTCGACATCCGTGATAGTTTCGATAGTGTTCAACAGAGTCATCGATATGTCATCTTGTCTGACTTCTATTTTAGAATTATTAACCATTAGGATATATTGGCCGAACTTAACCATATCATCGTAACGGGTGACACTATCGTTAGTTTCTAAGTTGGCTAACGGTTCATCGAATCTCCACTCTATAACACCTTTATATTTCCCATATGTTCCGATTGAATATTTCGGAAGATAGTTCTGAGTTAGGAAACATTTTGCATTTAGATAATTGATATTATCTTTCATGCGATCAAAAGATGTATTCAAGGTCTCGGAGAATTGCCATGAATTTGGTGAGATCGTCACATCAGCTAAAGAATAAGGTAGTTCAATCGGTATAGATGTATTTCGGTTGACATCTGGGTCATATTCCTTCCCTTCTTCCAAAATGAAGAAATCTTCCCATGCGGCTGAGACTGTTTGACCATCCGATCTATACCCCGTCATGGATACGGTATATGTCGTTTCCCCGACACTGTATGAGGCAGAGAAGGGACCGAAACCTAACTGAGTGGTAGTTGTCCCATTACCATCATTGAAATCGAATGCAGTGAACGGATTTAAAGGGGTGTTGAATGTGGTGTTATATATGATCGCATTTTCTGTCGTTGTTAGAACATTATGGGATGTCCAGATACTAAGGTCGGGACCATCGAATGCAGTCAAGGTTAAAATGTTAGATGTTATTGGTTGAACCTCAGAACAGAAATCGAATCCATTGATGGTTTTATTCGCGCTTCCTTCTAAAAACACATTAAATTCGTATAGAGAATTCTCTTCTATAGTGAATATATCAAATTCACCATAATCGAAAGAGTCACTGAAATTAACATTGTTGTCAAATAAAGTTATCCCACGTTTAACAATACCCTCGGTGGATGATAATACTAATTGGAATGTAGATGCAGATAGATCGACGACCGAGAAAGCCGCATTGAAATTTACATCTCTATCAGTTACTTGCCTCATATCGACCAAATTATTATCCAACGATAGGGTTAATGTTGTCGGCGGAAAAGGATGCAATGTGAGAGGATCGTTATATAGTGAACCATCTGAAGATGCCGTGTTATATACCGATGGTGGATTGGTGTTAGGGAAATAAAGATTGAATGCCGAAACCGAGACATCATTAGTTGCTCCGAGGGAAGTTGTATCGATTGGAACCAATGCAGTATTTGTCGTAGTGATGGTTGTCTGACCCTCTACAGACCAATGATATTCATCGAATCCGCTCAATGCCGAGAAGTATACATTTTCCGTATGACATGCACTGTAAGAAGACATGGTAATATACGTGCTAGTATAATTATCAAAATCGGAATTGACAGTTGGAAGGTAGTTGATCGATGGGAATGCAATATATTCGAATGGGACTAACGTTGATAGAATATAGAAACATACCGAGTCGTAGAAATTGTATTTTCCAAATCCTCCTGTTGAAGGGGAAACATCCAATGCGCTGATGTTTACACATACTTCGGCACTGCTAATGTCTAGCATAATTGAAGAGCCAGTGTAGAGGGTGCTATCAACCTCCCATTTGACAGAACTTGATGGGATGTTTAAGGTGTCTATGTCTGCAATTAGGTTTACTTTAGCTGAGTTCTCACAAACCACGGTTGTATAGTATTCACTTGAAATAATATTAGGGTTCTGATTGCTGGAGATATCGATGAATACATTGCTGTTTTCAGGATATTCACGGAGATAAAAAGAACGACTCGCATCATAACTATATGACGAATTGAAAACCGAGCAGTTGACCCTGAAATCGACATTTTTTGGACCGGAAATTGTGGTCGGCGATTGGAAATCACCTTCGATCAGAGAATATAGATTCGTCGAAGGATATGTTGAATTTTTAACAATTGGCAGATCGGTCTGTGTATGGAAATCTAAGGATGCATCAGGATCAGCTAACGTAGAAGACCATCTTATGGTTGCATTCGTTGGGACACGGAATAGTGAATTGTTGCGAACAAAAAACGCCGAGATAGACCCTGTGTTTACCGGATTGTAATCGTCTACTGATCCTAGAACTCTCAATGTTACATCGCTCCAAATGTTATTAGGAGGAGTCCATGTGGTGGATGCGCTTCGGTCATATTGAGGGACATATAGAGAGACAGTAGTATCATCCACGCCCAAATTTTCGATACGAATAGAGAGAGTTCCACCTGGTATATTGGTATTCGGTGTGATTATACTCGAATCCTCAAGATTTCTAATAATAACGCTTTCTGGTGGAGAAACAAACCATTGGACCGGAGCGGTTTCATCATAATCTGGAGATATATACCCTGTAATATCCACAGAATTAGACGTTACATTGCTTTGGTTTAGATATATCGTAGCCTTATCTGGGTTCAGCGCGAATTCCAAGGGTTGCTCGTAATATGATTGTCTTTGCCCAGCATCTTCATTCCATGATATAGTGGTTATTAAATTGAGACGATAGTATGCTGCCTTTTCACCGTCGATACTATTGATGAATCGTATAGGGGTAGAATGGTCGATCAAACTTTCATTTTCAGTGTAAACATCGTTAGTTATTAGATTTATGGCAGATAGTGCGCTTGTTTCACTATTGTTAGTTACCACAAACATACTGTTGATCGCAAGTTGCGGGAAGAATGCGGTGGAAATGATGGGGATAGATGTTTGGTAAAAGTTATCCACCATTCTTGCATCAATATCTACTGATGACAATGTGCTAGATATTATTCCAGCGGATGGGATAAAGTTGACTGTGAATGCTGGCTGACCCGCATATGAAAAGTCTAACCCATGACCCCAGATAGGGACATTGTTATATGGGGGATATAGAACTGTTACGAAAGGGTCAAATAAGACATTTGGGGGACGCGCACTCAATGCGAAAAAGTTGTTACCAAAACTTGTTGCGGAAAATGTCCCAACATCATCGACATGGTATGACGATGTTTCATACCACACGTTTACATCAGTATTAGCAGGGAAGAAGAATGAAGATATAGGAGATGTTGGACTGGTATCCTTCGGCTCGATGAATAATTGTTGGCGATAATTTAATCCGCTAGAGATTCTCGCAAAATTGATATAACTATTACATGGATCGACATTCCCAGTGATGTAAAGGCGTTCGATAGAACCTGTATCGACATCCGAATAGTATATGTCGGGCGAGATCAATGTATCTTTATTAGAAACTGTGGTAGGACTTGTGTATGAAAGAGCGTTTACGGATTGATCCCAATAACAGTTATATTCTGTCGTGTAATCATCTATGTCCCCAGTTGCACTAAAGGATGTTCCCGAGGTGTTTATTTTTGTTAAGAAAGATGCGGGTTTTATTTTCTCTGAATATCTCGACCAATTTGTTGTTGCAACATATCCGGTTTTTGGATAGCGATATTGAGTTAACGGTATGAATAGTGTCGCCGTATTATTGAAGAATGGTTTAGTATAACTGTAGACGGTTTTTCCTAAAACGGCGGTCGATCTGTAAGCCCCATTTAACGTTAAGGTGGAAGGTAGCGGCTGTAAAGGAGTTGCCACATTTAATTTTCTAAATTCTTCTGTTTTTACATTAGAGGGAAATGCTGTTAAAGGGAGAAGTCCCGCAGAGATGTAAAGAACTTTACTATTGGTATCGTAGGTTATTATAGGATATGGACGACTAGGATAGACATTAATTTCGTTTGTTCCGCCTTGAAAATCAAGATGTAGGTGATCGGTAAATCCAGAAACCGTATATACCAATGGGAAGACATCTGGCATGTTTACACGCTCGAAGGGTGGAGCTAGTGCTGTTAAAGAGTTGTCATCATCCAATTCGTCGGATGGTAGTAGTGGGTAATTATTCCATTTGACTTTTTCATCCCCATAGTTATAGTAAGAGTCCACGAAACTTATACCGAGACGCCCGTTTAATTGAGGGGTGGTATCGGCGACAGTTATTAAAATAGCCTCATTCGGGAATGCGGATAACGCTGAAATAGCACTTAAAACCATGTGTAGTAATTATTTATGGTAGAATATCTTGATTTGGCCATCAAAACATAGTATCATACCACATGGTGAAAAATCACAATATATACATTAGTGGGCCTATGACGGGGATCAAGGATTACAATTATCCCGAATTCTTCAAAATGGAAGAGTATCTGGTTGATTCTAAACGATTTGAAAGAGAAGAGATTCGCAATCCTGCTCGTATCGACGACGATGAATCTATAAAATTCACAAAGACTAGATCATATTATATTCGAAAATCAATCGAAATGCTTTTAGATTGTGAATATTATACTCTTCTACCAAGTTGGCATCTCAGTCAAGGTGCGAGATTAGAAGTATCCATTGCCCAAGAGCTACAATTAACTTTTCTTGCAAATCCATGGTGTTGCTCTGAATTCCCGCCTTCTACAGATTTAGATATAATGAAAGAAGCCACTAAATTGGTAAGCCATGATAGGCAGAGCCAATATGGGCATCCGGTCGATCACTTTACCGATGTGGGTCGGGTATGGGGAATGATTCTACGTATTCCAGATATCGCCCCGCAAAAGGTGGGTCTGATGATGACTGGGTTAAAAATCGCCAGAGAATCATTTAAACATAAAGATGACAACCTTGTGGATGCTATCGGTTACATTAAAACTGTCGATATAATCGAAAAAAACTTGACACAGACAGGAAATTCGGGTAATATACCATTATGATGAAAAAATTTATTATCAACTATCTAATCGGCCTTTGTTTGCTCACTAGCGTTTCATGTTCAACTCCTCCTATTGCGAGGGTGACAGCAGACAGTATCACATTGGTTGGCGGCGGCTCATTCGGAGAAGATTCCACAGGTGAGTATCATAAGTATACCGCCCAGAATGCTTCTGGTTCAGTTACTCTTGAATCTGGAACCCAATCTAAAACCCAATCCACGACCACTGGAAAAGCACTTGGAACATGGTTAGGAATCGAGGCCGTCAAAGGAGGAGTGTCTGTCATCAGTGATGGGCTGAACTCTGTAGATAGAGCTATCGCCCAATAAAATATGGGCTAAATAATTCGTTACCTATTCATAAATAATAGAATGGGTAACGAGTTTAAAATTCCAGCATATACGGTTCATGATGTCGGTGATATTGAGACATTGTCTCAGATATATCCTCAAAATATTCGATCATTGAATATTCCCAATCTTTGGAAAAAGACTAAAGGGCGTGGAATTGTGGTTGCTATTCTTGATACGGGAACGCCTAAAGATCACCCCGATCTTCTCAAGAATGTGGACTTATCCAAGTGTCGCAGTTTTATCGAAGGGGAAGATATCTGGGATACCCATTCAGGTCATGGAACTCATGTCGGTGGGACAATCGGTGCTATCGATAATGCATATGGTGTTGTAGGGGTTGCCCCAGAAGTTACACTTATCTCTATCAAGGTTTTAAGTAAGAACGGTAGAAGCACAGCTAATAGCGTTCTTAAAGGTTTAGAGTATTGTATAAACATAAAACCTGACATTATAAACATGTCATTAGGTGCTCAGGTTCCCATGCCCGATGTCCATAAAGCCATCAAAACTCTTCACAAGATGAATATCCCTGTGATTGCTGCTGCTGGAAATAACGGGTCTGAATCTGTCATGTATCCTGCACAGTATGATGAAGTTATTGCAGTGGGTTCGTATAGCAACAGTATGATTCAAGATAGATCGTTGTTCTCTTCATACGGCGAAACTCTTGATATTATGGCTCCAGGTGAAGAAATCCTATCCACATATCTTAATGGGCAATATGCTGTTCTCTCTGGAACCAGCATGGCATGTCCTGTAATCGTCGGAGTTGTTGCTCTTCTATTGTCATACATTCGCACCCAACAAAGAAATTTAACTGTTGAGGAGATTAAAAGTATATTAATCCGTAATGCGGTTGATATCGGCGGAAAAGGTTTCGATAAACATACAGGATGGGGAATCGTTAACCCCGAAAAAATGTTCGCAGAACTTTCAGGGCAACCTATAGTTAAAAAACTAACCTTTTGGCAGAAATTGAAATCACTGTTCTCTAAATAAGGGGTATGACTATCGTTAGCCTTATTTTATTATTTCTCGCATGTCTGGGAGTAACGATAACTTTCGTCCATATGGAGATTATGGACATAATAAAACTTCGCCCTCTCTGGGAAAAATCAGCATTCTTGAAGAAACTTTTTCATTGCAGCGCATGTACTGGGTGGCATGTAGGTTTATGGTATGGACTCCTATGTTATTTTATTATGGTTATAGGACTAACCCATATTTTCTATATTATGACTCTACCGTTTGCATCTTCTGCCTTTTGTTTCTTATTTGAGAGAATCATGATATTAGCAGATAACGTCAATGTGAAATTGGAAAAACCTGAGAGAAAACGTTTGACAAGACGAACTTTCAGTGGTAGACTCAAACCATGAGACTTCTATTCACATTATTATATGCATTTTTCATCGTCAACTGTTCCAGCGTTTCTGGAAATAAAAATTCACCGACTAGTATACGATGCACTGCATACACACATTCAGAAAGTGACCATATAAAATATGGAAGGAAAACTGCCATCGGGACAAATTTAAAAGAAAATACCATTGCAACGGATTGGTCTATTTTTCCAGTTGGGACCAAACTTAAGTTTGCAGGTAATGTATACGAGGTGTCAGACTATGGATCGGGATTAATCAAACCAGAATCCACAATAATTCCAACAGTTGATGTGTATGTTGCAAGTAAATCCGCAATGAGAA